ATCCAACGCGTCCGGGATTGGCGGCAGCCCTTCTGCCATTATGCCAATCCCCATTGTGCCCGCCATCAGTAAAGCTAATAAAAATGTGGATATTCTTTTGACTGTCTTTTTCATCTTGTTTTCTCCTTTCACTTTTAAGAATGTATTGTGATAGATTCAGCAATCTGAATCATATCTCCTTTTGATAAGTTTCCGACCAATGTAAAAACAGAATCACCCAAAGTCCAAACCATAAATATTTCACTATCTATCTGGATCAGCGTTCCGTCCTGTTCATTGATCTGCACCTGTTCCATATCCTGATGTTCTGTGTCAAGGGAAGATTGATAATCTTCAACCGAATACTGTTGTAATCGGAAATAATGTACTGAATCTTCAAACTGATACAGCATGAAAATTCCCATGTCAGTTTTTTCTGTCAGGATAAATCCTTCGGGCAAATATCCAATATTAAAAGTATCGGCAATATAGTTATCGCCCTGCGTTTCGTATGATGTACCATAAAACACTTTCGTATATTCCTCAAATGTTTCCCTGATAAACCGTCTTACTGGTTCAAACTGTAAAGCCAGTGCCAGCAGCATAACGATCGCGGCGAGCAGAACGGTGATCCGTTTATGTATCCTAGCTTTCCTTTGACGTTTTTTCTCTAGCTGTTCTGCGAACTGTTCCAGCCCGGCGGACGGGACATACTCTATCTCAGGGACTGAATGGATCATATCCAAAGCGATCACTTCAAAAGCGGCCTGTAAATTTCTCTGATATTGTTTCATTTCCCCGTCCTCCTTAACGCTTCACACAGCAGACGTTTTCCTCTGCATATTCTCTGTTTTGCTGTTGGATAGGAGATATTAAGCAGTTTGGATATTGTCTTGATACTCAGGCCATGATAATAACGGAGCATAAGCGGTTCCGAATAAATATCTTTCAGGGAACAGATGGCGGTTATCATTTCCTCTGTTTCTGCTTTTGCAAGGTACTTTTCTTCCGCCGAACGGGAAAAGAGATCTCTTTTTATCTTTTCCTCAGCACGTTCTGAAGCTTTCTCCTTGCGCCAACGGTCGATTGCGGTATGTTTAGCAATGACGATCCCAAGAGAAAGAAGCTGTGTATCGTCCATTCTTTTGATCTTCTCAAAAATACCGATCATTTTGACAAAGGCTTCCTGAGTAATATCCTCTGCGGTATCAATATCATGGCAGATCTGAAAGACTGCGGAGAACATTTTCTGTTTGCAGAGCTGATAAATTTCTGTGAACTGCTCCCGGTCTTGCTCCGTTTCCAGCAGTAACAGCAAATTTGTCAGCATTTTTTGTCACCTTTCTTTGATTTGTTTCGTTATACTCATAAAACATGAGGATAAAACTACGTTTTATACCTTTTGATTAAGCGCTATATTTCATAAAATTATTATGAGAAGTTATAGATATGGGGCATATATATGAAGAAAAAATATCGTCTTTCCTACTCTAAGATAGGAAACCGGATAAAAGAGAATAGATTGAAAAAAGGGTTGAGCCGTGAAAAGTTAGCAGAAAAAGCTAATTTATCAGTATCCTTGATAAATCATGTGGAACGTGCGGAAAGCACAATTAGTCTACCGTCTTTGATTCAAATTGCAAATGCTCTTGAAATATCTATTGATACCCTCTTAATAGATGAACTACTATCTAAAAAATCAATCTATTTAACACAGATTATTGATTCACTAAATGATTTAGATGCAGATCAATTAGTTTGCATATCAAAAATTATTAAAGCAAATTTAGACTTGTTAAGTCAGTACAAAAATAAAGAAAAGTAATTTACTGGGTATTGGAAACCCAGTTTATTATTTTTATTATATACAACAAATTGAAATAATTCAACTTTAATATATATCATTTTGTTTAAATTTTACTTGCAAAAATTTGTATATGCTAGGCTTTATTTATAGAAAGGGGGGTGTATATGACATTAGGCGATAAATTAAAAAGTTTGCGAGAAAATCTCGATCTTCGCCAGATAGAAGTAGCTTCTCAGCTTAACATCTTACAAGCTACTTTGTCAAATTACGAAGTCAATGCACGTGAACCTGATTATGCTACTTTAGTACAACTAGCGAATTTTTATAATGTCAATATTGACTATCTATTAGGTAATACTTCTATTAAATCCAGTTGGAAAGATATTGAAAAAACAGTTTCGATTGATGGAGAAGATTTTTCAAGTTCCCAGATAACGGACATGCTAATTCATCTCCCTGAAAGAGATAAAAAATATATTGTTAGCTTATTAAAACTACTTAATGAGTATAACAAAAAATAAAAAGGCAAACCGGAAGATTGGTATAGATCATAAAATTATCTATTGTCCGTAATTGTTTCAAAAATAAAAAACAGTAGACTGTTTAATCGTCTACTGTTTTTTTCATATAAATATCGCAAAAATTGAAGCCTCAATTATTTACTAACAAAAATTTGATCAATTAAATTTATTGTCTTGTAATCTACAACACATTCCTTTTCTCGATTGAAATAAGAATAGATATGTGAATGTTCAATGATCCCTTTAAATACAATACCATTTTTGGAAAAACGCAAAGCAAACCATTTAGCAATTTCAAAATCAGTAGTCCAAGATAAGGCTTTGGCTTTTTCAAATCCAATTTTCCTCCTACACCTCGATAAATTACTAAATTTTGTGGTAAATTCTGATATATGCTGAACTCTTCTTGATCCATTATTAATTCCTTATTCGATTTTTTAAACAAAGAAATTAAAGTTGATTTTGGCATATTAGGATCATTGTTAGGATTTTCAGATTGTTGATATGCGTCTGATAAAAATTTGCTCATATCATCTATTGATATATAATCTTTTGTATATTTTAGAAAGGTTAATAAATATGATTTTCGAATTAAGCAACTAAATTCAATGTAAGATTGTATATTATTAATTTTCTGTATGTATTTTTGAAAAATGTATTCTCGTCCTTTTGGATCTTCTAATATATTTATCGATCCATTATCACTATTCACTATTTCAGACTCAAAATATGGGTGCTGTACTAACCCATATCCACAGGGGGTAATGTCTAAATATAAGAATGCGATAGCTATTTCTTTTACTTTGTCTAGTTGAGTATTTATATAATTCACCACCTTTTATAAGTCATCTAATAAATTTACAATAGTATGTTTTGGATAAATTTTAGTTTAATTAATAATGGGAACTATAATATTCTATTTCCCCCTGTTTTTGTTAAATACTATTAAATAGATCTATAGCTTTTTTCTTTTGTTCTTTTACAAGATGAGCATATATATCGTATGTAGTGCTGATCTTAGAATGCCCTAAAAGCTCTGATACAATTTTTATATCAACATTTTTTAATAATAAATATGAGGCAAAGCTATGTCTCAATACATGTAATCCACTATTTTGTTTTTTGGTATGAGCATTTTTTTGTATTGAATTTAACGTTCTTCTTATGTTTTTATTATAGACTATCTGATAATTATTGCTGAGTATGACATAATCTGTTTCCTTATTATATGGTTTATTAAGCTCTTTTAAATTATTTAATGCAGTATAAGCCTGTTGAGTCATAGGTATCTTTCTATTCGCATTTTTGGTCTTAGGAGACGTTTCTTTAAATTCTCTTTGTACTTCATCAAAATCTAAATCTTTAGAGTGGTTTGATTTTGCTCTGCTCATTGTTTTATTGACATGAATTTCTTTGTGTTCAAAGTCTATATCACTCCATTTCAAAGCGGTTGCTTCACCAACTCTTAATCCAGAATATAATAAAAGTATAATTGCATTGCCATAGAAATACACATATTTACCAGTTTCATACTTTTTTAACGCTTCATTATATATTTTTGTCATATCTTCTTCATCAAAAAAATCAATTTCCTTTGTTTTTTTCTTCACCATTTCTTCGTTTGGTAAATAAACGTTTTTTAAATAATTTTTTGATATATCTCCTACTTTTTCAGCATGTTTCAAACAATTATTAATTGTATCATATGTTTTTTTGATAGTAGCTAAAGAATACCCATCATCCACTAATTTATTAATATATTGTTGTAGTAATAAAGAGTTTAGACTATTCATCTGTATTGTTGCTATATCATAAGGAAGTATTCTATTTTTATAACAATACATTATAGAATCTGCTGTATTAGGTTTTACGGTATTGATCTTAAAAGAATAAAACCAATTTTTGAAATATTCCGAAAATGTTTCTTTTAAAACATTTTCATTGCTATATCCCATTGTTCTTTGATAATCGTCCAGTTTCTTTTTGACCTCTGTTTTCGTTTTCCCGTAGAATGCTTTTATATTCGGTTTTCCATTTTCCTTGTAGCCAAATTGTTTTCTAGCTGTCCATAATCCATCTTTCCGTTTAGAAAAAGACCCTTCTCCTTGTCCTCGTTTAGTTTTTGTACTTGACATATAAAAGCACACCTCCTTATGCCATTATTATAGCATATAACAATTTTAAATCAAGAAATTTTATTACAACATTTATTACAACACAAATAATATTTGATAATAAAAAGGGGGGAAAATAATTATAATTGGAAAATAATGTAATCAAAAAACTATTCATAACACAAACAAAAAAGTCTTAGAAATCCCATAAGAAAGGCATTTCTAAGACTTTTAAGATTGGAGCTGCTAACCAGATTCGAACTGGTGACCTCGTCCTTACCAAAAAAATATTCACAATGTAATAAATGCGATAATATAAGTGTTTTTTAGTAATAAAAATAATTTTTATTACAACTTTATTACAACAACAAATTATTATAAACGTTTTTATTTATCCATTTATAAAATTCGCTTTTTGGAATATAGAATTGTTTTCCTATCCTTATTTTGGGAAATCCATTCATATTAATTATAGCATACACCTTATTCTTTCCGCAACCTAAAATGCCTTGAATATCTTTTGCTGTATAGAATAAATTATTTTCCTGTACTTCCAAATCCACCATTTCCCCTATCTGTACCATCCAATTCATCGACTTCTAATAATTCAAAAGCTTCATATTTCTGAATAATTAACTGCGCTACACGATCTCCATGATTTACTACTTTGGTTTTATCGCTATGATTATGCAATGCAACAATCACTTCTCCTCTATAATCACTATCAATAATTCCAACTTTGTTTGCAGGAGCAAGACCTTGTTTTGTTGCCAAACCACTTCTTGCATAAATTCCTCCAAAAGTTTCGGGTAATAATTCCAAAGAAATTCCAGTTGGAATCATTACAGTTTCATGTGCAGGTATTTCAGTTGCTTTATCAACACAAGCATATAAGTCAAATCCAGCAGCATATTTGCTCCCTTTTGTTGGAATAAAAGCATTAGAACGAACTTTCTTAACTTTGGGACTGTATTTATTAACTAATACCTCGAATGGATTAAATGTCATAATATCTACCTTTCTATACTAATTTTATTTTTGTAAATCTTCTATAGAAGTATTTTGCTTCAATAATTTTTCGTAATATTTATTTTTAGTAGGAACAATTTCGATTCCTAGTTTTCTATATATATGTTCAATTTTATCATGATCTTCATTTAAGAAATCAGTATTTATAATATTTGGAAGTGTTCTTACCATAATACCACACTATCTAGTAACAAGGATTTTCTAACATCAATAATTCTTTGATTTTTACTACCTCTAAAAATTAGTGAAATATCTTTTTCCTCCTCTACGTATTTTCCATCTACAACTATATCTAAATAATTCATAATTTCTAGATTTTTAATTTTTTCCCATTTAAACCCGGTATAAAGCCATATATCTTTTTGTGGAAATTTCTCTTTAATTTCTTTACAAAGAGAATAAACTGTAGATATATTTTCATGTTCTAATGGATGTCCACCACTAAACGTAATACCTTGAATATATGTTTTATTTAAAGACTCAAACAATTCTTCTTTGGCACTAACATCAAATATTTTTCCAGATTTAAAAGACCAAGTTTCAGGATTTTGACAATTTTTGCAATGACATCTACAACCAGATACCCATAATACAACCCGTATTCCCTCACCGTTGGCAATAGAATGTTTTTCTATTTTTATATAATTCACTCATTACCACCCAAATGAACGTATCTATTTTTGATTTCTTCTGTTCTGCCCTCATTCCAAAAATTTTCTCCTAAGTAGCCGCATGTTCGTCTGACTACATTCATAGTTGACCTATCTCTATTTCCACAATTCGGACAATACCATTGCAAATTATCATCAATTAGAATTTCCCCATCATAGCCGCACTTCTGGCAGTAATCAGATTTTGTGTTCATCTCAGCATATTGAATATGCTCATACATAAATTTCATTACTTCTAGTACTGCCGGAATATTATTTGTTAAATTAGACATCTCAATATATGAGATGCATCCTCCTGAACTAATTGGGTGAAATTGAGATTCAAACAATAATTTAGAAAAAGCATCAATTGGTTCTTCCACAAACACATGATAACTATTAGTCAAAAAATTCCGCGCATTTTCACCATCTACAGATCCAAATCTTGCACAAGTGCATTTTGCAAATTTATCAGTCAAGCTTTCTGATGGCGTTCCATACAAAGCAAATCCTAGACCTCCAGAACGTTTTTTCCAATCAATTGTTTTTTGCTTCATATATTTCATAATTTCTAAAGCTAGTTTTTCCCCTTCTGGAGTTGTATGAGATTTACCAATTAATGATTTAACACATTCATACAATCCAATATATCCTAAAGTAATTGTAGAATAACCGGATTGCAACAACGGATAAATTGAAGCATGTTTAGGAAGACGTGCAATAGCTCCGTGTTGCCAATGTATCGGACTGACATCAGAAGTAACATTTTTTAATTTTTCGTATCTTAATATTAGACTTTCGTAACATAGTTCTAAACGATCATCAAAAATTCTCCAAAATTCTTCTATGTTTTTTTGTGCTGATAAACCACAATCTGCCAAATTAATACTAGTTACCCCCATATTAAAACGTCCATACCATTTATATGTGTCTTTCTGATTATTAATATCTCCTTTGTATGGTGACAACCAAGCTCTGCATCCCATGCAACCAAAAATATTGCCTTCATAATTTTTTCTCATATGTTTAGCAGAAATCAAATCAGGCATCATGCGCTTTGTAATACATTTTGCAGACAATTCAGTTAGATACCAATATTTGCTGTTTTTATAAATATTATTTTCATCTAGCACATAAAGCAATTTAGGAAAAGCAGGGGTAATCCACACTCCCACCTCATTTTTCATTCCTTGTAAGCGTTGTTCAACAATTTCTTGAATCAACATTGCAGTTTCTTTTTCATATTCTGGATATTCAGATATATACATAAAAACTGACAAAAAAGGACTTTGACCGTTGCTAGTTTGAAGAGTATTTATCTGATACTGAAATGTCTGTATTCCAGATTTAATTTCTTCTTTTAGGCGTTTATTAATCAACTTCTCAAACACTTCATTATTTTTCTCATGTTCGTTACGTTCTTGAAAATACTTTAGTTCGTCTTCAACATCTTTTCTGATTTTTGCTTCACTAATTCTTACAAAAGGAGCCAAATGTGCAATAGAAATAGTTTGTCCTCCAAATTGTCCACTTGCTACTTGAGCAATAATTTGTGTTGCAATAGTACAAGCAGTTCTAAAACTATGTGGCTTTTCAATTAACTTACCATTTATCACTGTACCATTTTCAAGCATATCTTTAAGATTGATAAGACAACAATTTATTGAAGGGTTTAGATAATGTCCTAGATCATGAATATGAATTAAACCATCCTGATGAGCTTGGGCTAAATGTGGAGGCAGCATCATTCTTAAAGCAATATCTTTTGATACTTCCTCTGCTACCAAATCTCTTTGTGTAGAAATCAAAGCCTCATTTTTGTTTGAATTTTCATCTAACATAGACGTATTAGTTCCATCAATTAAACCAAGAACTTTGTTATCAATTGTATTCGTTTCTCTTTGATATTCTCGGATTGCTCTGTATCTTTCATATGCCTTTGCTGTAATTTTTTGTCCTTTTTCAATCAGTTTATTGTAGACTAATAATTCAATATCAGAAATAGATATTTCGTTTAAATACTGGGTTTCACTATAAATTTCTTCTGCAATAACTATTGCAATATTAGGTTTATAAATACCGCTACCATTTTTCATAGCCTTTACTATTGCATCTATAATTTTTTGTTTATTAAAATCAACCAATTCACAGTTCCTTTTAATTACTTTTGTCATAAAATTTTCATCATCCTTTCCAGTCATTCGCTTTTGTTTTACCACCAACAAGCAGAAAATACTTCTGCCCACATATGAATTGCATTTTTCACAGCCTCTACATCATAGTCTCCAGATTTAGCTTTTAATGCTTGTTGTAGTGTATTTAATATAAAATCAATACCATCTCTTTGCGTATACTCTTTTCCATCAAACTTAAATTTGTGAAATGAAAGATCTATTACCTTTTCAGAATTTTCCTTATACATCATAAGATGTGAGTACAACCATTCTATAAATGTTCGATCTAAATTCCAACATTCTCTTGAATCAAAGCCATATTTTTTTCTCTGTTTTTTCCAACGTTTTTCTCTTTTTTTGTCACAAATAAAATTTGTTCCATAGTTTCTAATTGAAATATTCAAATCATCTAAATATTTATTTCTTTGCATAATATAATACCTTAATATAATTATTAAAATCTATTTGTGTTGTCATAAAGTGCAGACTATATTTCCTCTTCTGTCTTGAGTATTTTTATTTCGCCACACTCTTCATCATATCTATCACACATACGATTTATCTCATCTTTATATCGTTGCTTTCTTCTTTTTTTTCTTTGTTGTTTCAAACCAATTTTAGATAGTTTAAACTGCGTATCTTCTAAATACAACTGATAGATTTCTTGTTCGATCTCTGAAATAACATTCACCTCTTTTACTAATCATTACTTACTATTTTTTAGAAATTCTTGCATAAACGTATTTCGTTTTAAATTTTCTTTTTTCTTAATAGCCATATTAACTGTTGAAGGATTTGCAATATGAAAACATTTTTCTTTGGTTCTAGTAATCCCAACATATAAAAGATTCGAGTTTAGCATATAAATATGATTATGTGGTGTTACAAGTATAACTATTTTGATTCCACTACCTTGGGATTTATGTATGCTAATACTATACCCTAAACTAATATTCATCATATCATCTTTTCGATATACAACTTGTGTACCATCAAAATCAATAACCGTATAATTATAATTAACTTGAACAATATGTCCAGTTTCACCGTTAGCAATAAATGCAGTTAAATCATTATCGTCTTCTTCTAATTTAAATTCAAAGGAATCTTCTATATATATTTTGGCTTTGTAATTATTTACTGTCTGAATAACTATATCGTCTTTGTAATAAGTGATGTCACCACATTTAAAACCTACGCTATTTTGATAATTTTTATTAGCAATTTTTTGTATTATTTGATTAAAGGCTACACTTCCAAAATCGCCTTTATTATATGCTGTTAATATTTGAATATCTTCCGGGAGGTAACCTTGGCTTAACAATTTTTTATATAACGACACAATATCTTTAATGATAAATGTAGTGTCTGATTGAACAATAGCATAATCTTTTGATGAGCCGAAAAAATGAATTTTTTGATTAAATGCTTTATCAATATAGCTTTGACAATTTCTAATGTCGGTTGCAACTCGGCTCAAACCGCCTTGTGCATATCTAAATACTTTTGTTAAAGTGACAATAGGTATAACATCAGAAGTAATAAAATCATGAAGCAGATTTCCACAAGAAACCGATGGTATCTGTGCTGAGTCTCCAATTAACAGCAGTTTTGTTTTATTAAAATCAAGTGCATCAATCACATGCTTAAAAACGAAAATATCTGTCATCGAAAATTCATCTATTATCAAAATATCACAATCTAATTTATTTTCTTGATTATATCCCCAATGATTTACAGGCATATAACCAAGTCCTCTATGGATCGTAGAAGCAGATTCCTTAGTATATTCAGACAATACTTTGGCTGCCTTTCCAGTAGGAGCAAACAATTTAAAGGACTTTTGATTGTCTTTTGCTAAATTAATAACCGATTGTGTACAAAAACTTTTACCAGTACCCGCATACCCATTTAATATCACTATGTTATGACTACAAATATTTTCTAATAATTTATGTTGTTCTTCAGTAAGACAGCAACCATTAATTGATTTATATTTATTGCTGTCTACACTCCAATTATTGTTATTATTTAAACCATGAATAATACTTTCTGCAATATATTTTTCGGTATCATATGTTGACTTCAAAGAAACTTCTCGATTTTGTACATTTAAATATATATCTTTATATTTGACAGCATCAATAAAATGATGACTACAAAAAGGAACTTGCTTAATACATTGATTTCTAAGATCTACCAGATCCATTTTTGTATGCCCACTTTTTTCATTTTCCTGTAGTAAATATAATATACAAGCTAGACACCTTTGCCGACTAGATTTTAAATCTATCTCAAAGTCAATAATTGGTTTTTGTTTTTGTTCTTTAAGTTTTTTTGAAGTCTCATCTATATCTAACAATATGCTATCTGCTGTTTTAAATCCTATGCCTGAAATTCCACATAAACACTTATATGGTTCATGTTTAAGTTTAATTTTTATTGTTTCAATTGATGGATATGTTTGATATAATTTTTTAATCACAGACAAACTGATAAGACCTTTAAATTCTGTAATCAAATTCATAAATACAAAATTTTCAACAATTTTTCTTTTAATCACATTGAAAGTATATTCTTTTATACCTTTAGTTTTGTTTAAATCTATATCGTCCAACTGATTATTTATGACACGATCAACAATATCTGGATATGCTTCATACAAAGAAGAAGCTTGATTTGGTGTTAATATTTCCGATAGAAAAACTTGCATGTCGTATTCGTTCTGCGGCTTTTTTCTACTAATATTAACAACCTCATATGAACCTTGTCTTTTAGAATCTTTTATAGCTTTAATAATGTACTCTATGCCTACACCTAATTGATGTATTTGTCCGGTAATAACAACATTTCCATATTGATTTAGTTCTATATTTGGATACTCGGTTTTATTAATCTCTAAAGCATAAACTTTATAATCTTCTGAATTGTAAACACATTTGATAATAGTTCCTTTAAATTCTATAATATTTTTTTGATTTTCCACTTTACTTTATCACTACCCATTTAGTCAGTATGTCTTCTAATTCATTAGTTTTTTTCCATTCACCTCCAACATTTCGAGTCTTGTATTGTTTTTTAAATTCTTCAACTTTAATTATATCGAATTTTGCAAATGGACTTTCTACGAATAATTGTTCATTTTTTATTTTTGTAGATATTTCTTTTCCTGTTTTTATTTGTCGTAATTTTAAATATGGCTTACATTTGTTCTTATATGTTACAAAATCTATAACAATATAAAATTTGTCACTTACATTTGAATTCACATAAGATGTAAATTCTAAATACTCCAAGTCAAATTTCACATTTTCTATTACAGACATAGGTTTATTATCAAGTTTAGACACCAAATATCTAATTATAGATACTGTGTCTATATCCTTATATAATGCAGTAGTTTCTTTCCTTGCAAATTTAGTCATTAAATATTTCGAAATGCCTAATTTTTCAAGATCTGATTTTTTAATTTGTTTTCTTAGAAAAAAGGTATCAAAAATATCAATAATTTCTAAAAGATATTTATTCTTACCAAATATTTTAAAAAAATTAAGACCAGTAAGTATCTTTAATTGTCTGGAATCCACAGAAGTATGTACATGAATATCTATTAATAAATCTATAAAATCTAAATATTTATTTTGAGACAAATTTAAAAGTTCAGCCGCTATTTGTGAATTACAATACTTAATTGTCTGGGTTCCTAACATGACTCCATCTTTATATATACTAACCTTTTCACGGCTCTTTCCAAATTCTGCATTATAAACTTCTACGCCTAATCTCTGAGCTTCTTCTACACATTCATGTAATTTTTCTGTTTTTCCTTGGAAACTATTAATCCAAGAGCATATAAATTCTTTTGGATGATAAACTTTTAAATACATACAGATATATGCAATCATAGCATAAGCTAGAGAGTGGGCTTTATTAAAACTATATTTAGCAAAAGATATCATAGTGTTCCAAAGCTCATTTAACTGATTTTGAGTCCATCCCCTTTTAGACAAACCATTAAATAATTCCGGCTTAATTTTATTCATTAAGTCTATTTTTTTCTTTGCAGTAGCCTTTCTTAATTCATCAGGATTAGATAATCCAGCTAATCTACCAATCTCTATTAACTGTTCCTGAAAAATAATTATTCCATAACTATCTTTTAAAATTGGTCTTAAATCATCATTCAAATAAGTAAAATTTTCAATACCTTTTCTTCTATTTGCATAATTCGTAATAAAGGCTATACTTCCCGGTCGATATAAAGCATTTGCAACTGTCAAATCATATAAGGATCTGCATTCAATTTGACTTAATGTTCCTTTCATTCCATCAGATTCAAATTGAAAAATGCCAGCAGTATTCCCATTTCTAAAATTTTGGAATACTAATTCATCTTCAAAATTTATATTATGAGGGGCAATATATTCATAATCCTTACCTATTAATTCCAGAATATCATAAATCAAATCTACGGTGCGGAGTCCTAAAAAATCAGCTTTAATCAATCCTAAATCTTCTGCGGTATGCATATCACCCTGTAGAATTACTTCTCCGTCATCATTTATATCCGTAGCATTGTAATAATTTACGATTTTTTCTGAAATTAATTTGCCACAGGGATGACTAGAAAATGATTTTGGTAATCCAGATAACTTTCTTGCATATTCAAATAATTTTGGATATTCATCCTTATATTTATCTAATAGACCTAGTTCAATAGCTTGATCAATAGTTTCGTCAGATAAATTTTTGGTTATTTCATTGGTAATCTCAAATGGTATATTCAACACCCTACCAATATCCTTGATAGCACCCTTTGCCCAAATATATTGGAATGATCCTAAATTTGCAATTCGATCTGCTCCATTTTTTTTAATCAAATATTGTAAAATTTTCTTTCTATCTTCTTTTCCAAAATCTACATCAAAATCTGGGATTTTTAATTGTGATCTTGTAATTTTTCCTTGTTCAAGTAAATCTAAAGCACCAACATCAATAAATCTTTCAAAATATAATCCATATTTTACAGGATCAGTATCGACAATATGAATTAAATAAGCAACTAAAGAACCACCACCTGATCCACGTGCTATTCCTCTTCTTTTGGCTACCATACAATAATCCCAAACCTGTAAATAATAACCTTCATACCCCATTTTTTCAATGGCGTTCATTTCATACGCTAGTCTTTCTACGTAATGCTTGATAATCTTTTTAGGTTTCAAATGAATTTTTCTATCTTTCCAACCGTCAATACATAATTTTTTTAGGTATTCAATTTCGCTAGAATATCCTTTAGGTAATTTAATATGCACCATAATTGGAGGAGATAACGGAATATCTACATTGCATTTTTGCGATAATAAAACAGCATTATTAATAGCTGTGCTGTTTTCTTTTGGGGTTGTACTTTTACAAATTCGCATAATGTCATTATAAGTCTGAACAAAACAATCGTTATATGTTTCTCCTACTTCTCTAGCCTGTCCTATCTGAATAAAAACATTATGATATAATTGATCTTCTGGGGTTAAATAGTGTGCATCTGTTGTCACAATATATGGTATTTCTAATTTATTTGCCAAGTCAACTATACGTCTATTTAGTATTTGCTGGTTGGGATCATTATGGCTTTGAAATTCTAAATAATAATCGTCTTTAAATTCTTGTTTATATTTAAGTGCTATTTTTTCAGCCAAATCTAATCTATTATTAAAAAGGTTTCTTTGTACTTCACCTGCCATACATGCGCTTAAGACAACAATCCCATCTTTATGTTGTTTCAACATTTCAAAATCTATTCTAGGTTTTCCATAATATTTATAATTATTGGATTGTGAAACTAATTTAATGAGATTAAGCCTTCCCGTTTCATTTTTACTAATTAAAACCAAATGATAGTATTTATTGTCTTTATTTTTTTCTAGTACATTATCACAAATATACATTTCACAGCCATGCATATATTTAATTCCATTTTCTTTGCATAACTTATATATTTCAATACTACTGTATAAATTCCCATGTTCTGTAACACACAGAGCAGTTTTTCCTTGTTCTTTAATACGTTGTACTAACTGTTTAGGTTCTATTGTTGAATCTAGTAAACTGTACTTAGTATGTACATGAATATCCACCATAATAAAATAAATACTTTCCTTTTATTATTGAATCTTTTGCGAGTAAGTTACATTTTATATACCATTAAGCCAAAATAAATTATTTTCTTCTATATTTCCTTTTGTTAGTGTTTTATTGGTATGTACTCTTAAAATCAACTTTATCCATCTTATAATCTCCATTCTACAGGACACTCTGCTCCAATCGCTTTATCAAATGCCGGGAGGATCTCCCAAGTAAACCAACAATACCGATATCGCATTCCGCTGTCGTATACGCACCCTCTGCAAGTATTACAGTACGGCGCTTCCCGCAGCAACGTCAGTTCGATAATGTCTTTATATGTGCCACGGATATATCCGCCCAACGCCCGTTTTAACTCCATTTTGTATGCTCCTCTTTCCATTTTGCAAAACAGCTTAAACACCATGAGTCTCCGTAAAAGTCTATGTATTGCTCGTTTGGTTCAATAATGTCTTCGCACTGCACGCAACACCGTTCAGGCTCCGGCAAGTCATCGCCGTGCCGATTGTATCCGATATCTTCCACTTGACTTTACGCCTCCTTTGGTGTATCCTGTATGTATACTATATTTTGTGTGCTTCGCCTTGGTTGTGTCAGAACCGGGCGAAGCTTTTTTCTGCCCTTTTTTTAATGTATACATCAACACATTTCCTTAATTCTCTTTTCTGCTATATCACAATAAGTTACTTCTTTTTCTATTCCAATAAATCTTCTATTATGTTTTATGGCTGCCACACCTGTAGTCCCGCTTCCAACAAAAGGATCTAAAACGACTTCGTGTTCATTTGAACTATTTAAAATAAAATTTTCAATGATAAATAACGGCTTAATTGTAGGATGATTATATTTTTTCTTGTCTTGTTGATTCAATGGTGTTATATAATATGTAAATTTCGTCTTAAATTCTCCTTGCACTTTGACTCCCTTTTCTCTAAAAAACAAACAAAATTCAGTATCAGTTAAATACTTATTTCCGCAAGCAGGAATAGGATTGGTTTTATGCCAAGAAATAATATTATAATTACATTTCTTTTCTTTAACAAAATAATCTAGCAGAGGAATAATTTGTTTTTGAGAACACCAAATATATATATTTATTTTTTTCATCACTCTACATAGTTCATCTAAAATAGAATAATCAAACCCATCCTTTAACACATCTAACTCTTTTATATACTGTTTATCTTTTTGTTTATAAATTCCAGAACCAGATGTTGCTATTTTATATGGAGGATCTGTAATTATTAAATCAATACTTTTATCATTTATTTCTTGTAATATTTTCATACAGTCATTATTAATAATTTTATATAATATGGATACTCCCCCTAACAATATTTAATTTTGTATTTCATCATAAAATTAAAAAGTTTATTAGACATATCAGCAGGACTATCTTTCCCTTTTATTAAATCATATTTATCATATATATAGTAAGTGTTTCTGATTCCTTTAAAATGGGAGCATAAAAATTCTACTTCTTCTATCTCTATATCTTTGTCCATGGCAATAATAATATCTACATTCAATCCAATTAAAATTCTTATTTGCTCATCACTAAGACTATGACATCCAAGTGCAACACCTGTACAATCATTTAAACTATCTCGTTTTAAAACTGATTTCTCACTTTCATAAACTACAACATATCCCAATTGCTGAATAGTGTTATAATTTTCCCATAGACCATATAGATTTTGTGATTTAGAATATTCTTTTATGGGAAAATATTTAGGGATTCCTAGCTCTTGATAATTTTCAATTGTAGTTCTTCCCATTATTCCAACCAAAGAACCATCCTGCCAATATCTGTGGGGTATAATAATTCTTTTTTTTTCAAAAGAATATCCTAATCCGAATCTACTAACCGTCCAAGGCATGATCCCTTCTTTAAACCACTTTATATGTATATATGGAACAAAATCTTTTAGAATACTTTCATCTAACACTTCAAGATCGTTAACATTGCATCTTCTTTTTCTTAATTGTACTTTTTTAAAAATAGCTAATGGATCTACTATATCATTAATTTTATCAGATTTATTATATTCCATTTTAAGTTTAAGAATCTGATGTAAATACTGCAATGCTTTATAAAATGATAGTTTTTTATAAAATTGTACTAAAGATATTAGATCTGCTTCTTTGTCTATATTTCGAGTATAATTTTTTACATGCAAATATTCGTTATTGAAAACTTGTACTGCATGAATATTGTCACCATCAGGATTGGCACAAGAAAAATAATTTTTAGAGATGTGATACTTTATATGATGACATCCAAGTTGACTAAGGATAAATTCTATTTTTTGATTTTTATAAATATATTGTTTTAATTTAATAATCGTCAAATATAAGTGTCACATCCTTTTAATAAAACTTATGCTGTAACCTATCTGTGAAAGAACTCTTTAATTGTCTGGCGTGTAGCCATATCACGGAGTTCTTTTGCTTTTTCTGTATTTGGCATATCATTATATTTGGTTCCTAGATAATACAAAAACCCTCTGGCGGCATTGTAGTATATGAACCATTTGCTAATGCTTAATAACGATAGTAATGCTAATGCAACAATGGCTATCCACATTCTCTTCATTCCTTTTCAAATCTTGTTTATTAATTTTTCCATTTGTTTCCTCTACAATCAACTTACAGCCAATACCAATTTATATTACCAATCAACAGGAACACTAGTAATCCCTACTTCAGTCATTATATTTCTACTCATATCATGATTAATGACTATTTGATGTTGGTTGGCTGATCCTTCTCTATTTTTTACAATAAATAGCAATTGGTATCTATCTGGTTCTTTTAGTTTTACTGGAATTCTACTTGCGCCATTTTTTCCTTCCAATCTAACAACTTTTAATTCATGTTTTCCATTCTCATATTCATCTTCTAAAACATCACGTATCATAATACATGTGGAGGCTACATCTATAATATTTTTAGCCAGTCCTATATTATCCTGTGTATAATGCCGTATCTTGGCACTTCCTTTGGATAGTTGAAAGGTAATTAAAATATGAACATTTTTATTTTCTGCTTTTACTACATCATTAATATCCACCATAGACTGCTGCATTTGTAACCATGAATGTTCTGTTACCTTTCCTGCATCCATTTTAAATGTATCAAGTAAAAAATACTTAACTCCCATACTTGAAAATTTTTTAATAACTTTTATAGCTTTGTCTGTTGTATATTTTTGAAATGGTATGATAGTGATTGCATGATTAGCAGTTTTTTCTTCTATCCATTTAGCACATTTAATTAATAATTCTTTAACTTCTGGATTAAAGTTACCGTCTCTTACAATATATTTTTGAAGATCATATTTAAAAACTGTGTTTGCGACTGTTACTAATAATTCACGTTGATATTTAGCTACAGAATCTTCATTTAACATAACAACAATTTTTTCATTATTTTTAATGATACTAGGAATCACGGCTGTTCTTGCAAAAGTAGATTTCCCGACATTCGAAAGTCCCCCAACCAAAGTAATAGAACCTAAATACTGTCCACCTGTTTCTTTTGTTAGAATGGGTAAATTATTATACGGTAAACCAACGGCAACCCCGTGATCCAAATCCTCTATTAATTGATAAATACCATCTGATATAGAATAACTTTTAACATCACTTCCCACATTAACAAATGTATGATTCAATAAAGCTTCAAGTTCATTATAAATCTCATCTATAGTCATGTCTGCGTAATCACTAATACGATCATTGATAGGAAATTTTAATTTTCCCAACTGCAAAACAGCATTCCATTTTTGCAACTCTTTAATATATCCATCAAAATTTTCAGTTTTAACGTAAGTACATGCTTTATCTATCGTATCATAGCCACCATATTCGTCATACTTTTCTCTGAGTTTAGGATGTTTTTCTAAATACAATCCTATCGTAATATCATCTAAAATATTTTTTCCTTCAATTTTAACAATATCATTAGCTATCTGCCAATAAACTTTCCAAATATTATTTGAAAAATCTTGCAAATGAAGAATTGATTCATATAATAATTCTGGTTGCTTATATAAAATAGAAACTATATTAGCTTCACACGCTTCTTTAAAAGTTTTTATTTTTTTTATAGCTTCTATTAGTTCTTGTTCAAACGGTGTCAACTTTTTATTTTGTTTATTACTCTTAGGTGTCGCTATTCGTCTCACCTCACCATAACCCATCTAATTTTGTATTTATTTTTGATGGAGTCTTGGTAGTGTATATAGCTCCTTCGTTATTTATTAAATCAACATTTATATTTGCGATTTTGTTCTTAGACTTTTCCGCATTTTGGATTCTGATATAAACATCATTGATATTATTCTCTATTATTTTCATTATGTAATTAATTTTATTTGATTCATTATTAAACTGTTTCGTTTGCAATGAATGAATAATATTGTTTTTGCATAATTTAAAAGTAAATAAAATCACCTCATAGGAATAACTAGCTGTTTTAGGAATCTTATTATTTGCCATAAATTTACCGTCTCGAAGCCCCTTAAGTCTTAGAATTAAATTTTTGGACAAGTTTTGATTATCGTCATATCTAAAGATTTCTCTTTTGATGTACTGATATAAATCATTCCACTGTTGATTTTCTAATTCACTTTGTTTTGCCATATACACCACCGTTTTTATAAAGCTTCTATATAATCTACAATCTTCTTTGCATCATCAAAACTATCAATTAAAGTAGGATTGACGTATCCCATCTCTTTTGAAATATCTAATATAGGTCTAATTTTACTCATATCAGATTTGTTTTCTTTGATATAATCCTTAATTTTTGATAGCATAAAATTTATTTCTTTTTTCAATTTATTTGATTTTTCATTTTGAGCTATTTTTTTTAGATTTTCACTCTCAATTTCTTCTTGCTGCTTTTTTGCCTCTTCAAATGACTTTCCTGATTTGGCCTGTTCAGACTTAATAGCATCGGTTAATGCCTTAATAAATTCATTAACGTTTAATGGAATACTTTCTACAATATCTGCAAATCTGGATTTACTATCAATTACAAAATTATCATCTCTGAAAGTGATTTTTCTTGTTTCTTCTTTTACAACGCCCTTCTTAATATCTTGTTTGGTAATAATATCTTTTCTACCTGTTTTTTCTTTAGCAATTTTTCTGTCGATAGCAGCTACACCTAAAAAATGTACTTTTGTTTTAATAGCATTAAAATATTTTTGCGGCATATTAGTTGTTAGTTGTAAATAGTCTTCTCCTGTAATTGGATCAGTCTGATTTCTCGTTTTTGTGTGTCCAATAACTACAAAAGAGATTCCAACCTTTTTTAACGCCCATAACCTATCAAGTACAATTTCAATCGCCTTATCTTCTCCCCCTTGAAATCCTCCAAATGCCGCCTTGATACTTTTAACACGTTTATCTGGATTTTCTCTGTTATGCATACTAATTACTTCTGGTTCTGCAATTGCAAACAATTCATCACTTGTATCAATTACAACTACTTTCAAATCTTTCCAATCAGTACTACGATTGTCTACTACATCATCAATGAATGTATTAAACCCAATGCTATTGGACAACTCATCATAATCCATATCCCACTCAGGACAATTAAGAAAATTAATTCCACTAATAGCATCTGCCCCGTCTTCTTTTCCAATTTCCAGAAAAATATATCCGTTTTCTCCTGCCAGCTTTTCGCAATACTCTTTAATTAATGTTGTTTTTCCAATCCCACTTTCTCCAATTAACATTAAGTTGTACTTTAATGGATCAATTTTTACTTCATTTTTTTTTCCATATTTCATTGCCATATATTATTGTATTCTCCTTAATATTATTCTCCCATAAGCTGTGACAGCCAATCTTCGTCTGTGTTTTCAGAGCTTAAATCTTGTAATTCTTCTGCGGTTTCATTTTCATCGTCATACATAAAATCTAAGATCAAATCTTCTTCTGTATATTTATTTTCAAACTTCTGAACAACAGGAACCTTACTTCCGTCTTCTCCAACCATTCTAATCACGGGTTTTTTGACCACCATTCTACGTTCTTTACTAGTATTTTCCGTACATTTTGTTAGTGCTTCTTCCAAAGTATAAGCACCCATTTCAATCAGGTCTTTAATATCATCTGGAATGTCATCTTCTGTTACATTGATAATTGATCCGCTTTCAATCAAATCCCCTTCAAACGTAATTTCAGTTACACCCTTTTTAACTTTTAGAATTTTATTTATCCATAAATCTACACCTTTATGATTTGTTAAATCTACAGCCACTTCGAATGTTTTGTCAAACGGAACATTACATTTAACTTCTTTATCGTTCCACATCTTAACGTAGTCAATTACTTTCGCATATAACGGGATTACTGATCTCTCTTTGTCAACTTTTCCTACACTATCTTTGGATAAAAGCATCGTTTGAATAAATGTAGCTCGATAATTTTCTTTCTCTGCTTTTGATAAATAAATACTATTGATTTCTTTTTTTACAATAACATTATCTTGGTATTTTTGATACTTCAAATTTCCCTTAATGTTTACGACCATACCATTATCTAAATATTGTTTAATATAATTAATAGCATCATAAGCAGATAAAAATCTTTTGGTAAATGTTTTATCATGTGAATCTTTTTCTAAGCCTACTGTAATAAAACACATATCTCCAATTTCTTCTGTAATGCTTTCATCAAATCGGTCATCCCAATCAATAGTATATTGATTTTCAAAGTCATCTACAATTCTACCATTGTTATCAATTTTTTTTCCATGAACATAAATTACGTTATCTCTTTCAGAGCCATATCCGCCCATCATTTCTGCATAAACAGTACCATTTTCACCGCAATCAACACCTAAATTTAATTGATTCCAAATCCAGTCTGAATTGCTTGATTTTTCGTCAATTTTATAAGTGTAATCATTAATTTTTACTTCTCCTACTAAATTGAAAGATGCCACCTTTTTAT